TTTCGCAAAAATAAATCCATAGGTAGGGGAATTTATAAATGAGATACCACGCCAAGATTTAGCATTAGGTGTATTTCCTTGCACACTGCCATGACAATATATTGTGTTTATCCCTAGTCCCCTGGCTACAATTTCATCAAGAATATTTTTTGTAGCATCACTAATCGAGATTAACGCACCACCCACATCTGTTGTGAGTTTTGGCACTTGAACATTATTTGCATTAATTAATGCTATTAACTCTGCGACTTTTTTATTTGTATCATCAATTTCTTTTCGATAACCTTTTACTGCTTCAAGCGCCTTATCAAAATCTGAAATATAATTATCTAGGTTAATTTTCCCTTGTTTTACATCCACACTTAGTAAAACCTTAATATTTTGTGTAGTGAATCGTTCTTCTCCTTTTTCAAAGGCAAAATAAGCTACCCAGACATTTGTAGAAACAGCTGCTGCCGAAAACGTGTATTCAAACACACCATTTGAAGCATCTATAATTTTGCAATCATCACGGATGAAACTTCCTAAATTGTTCCCAGCTTCGTACTTAATCGCATATCCTGATAAATCATATGGATAACCACCATTTTTTAAAAGGATAGTTAACTTCAAACCATTTTTATCATTAATTCGTGATGTAATAACTTTCATGAAATTCGGATCTGCTATATCAATTGTTAGTGTTTGCGTCTTCACTTTATCACTCCCCTATTCTAGGACGTCTAGATGGCTTTCTGGTACGTTTCGGTCTGTTTCTATGTCTAATATTTCCTTTAGGTTGTATTGGCTCTAATTCTTTGATTCTAGCATCTGCTTTTGTTACGTATTCTTGAAACCCTTTTGCAAATTGTGAAAGCATACCGTATAACCCTACACCTGTTTCTTCATCCTCATTCGGAATAACTAAACCATAATGTGTTGGAATTGCATCAGTGGTAATTGGTGGTTCTCCTTCTTTTCGATCCATACGCATTTCATAAAGTTTGGCTACATCTGTTTTAAGGTTATATTGTTTTATATCCCAATTCATTACTTCATCTAATGCACTAAATTGTATATCTCGAATATTAGTCTTGTATTTTTTCTTTGATGATACTTTAAAATCAGCAGCTAAAATTCCACCATAAAATGAACCAGTACCAGACATAACTTGAAGATATCCATTTGCAGAATTAGAATTTCGTAGCAAAGAATACTGAAGCACTAAGTCTGTATCACCGCTAGAAGAAGTTTTTACCGAAAAGATTCTCTTTCCGTTTTGATGAAATAGAAATCCTTTTCCTGCTGTAAAATGCATATTCTCTTCAGTCGCTTCAAGCATGAGATTCTTTTTACTTTTCGCTGCGAAATCTGTTGCAGCAGTTAAATTCATGTATGAGTATAATGCATCTATATTTAAAGACTCTTCTGCCTTTATACTCATCTTTCCATTTTGGTCGAAGATAATACTTGCTGGAAAGTACAAATCTGTTTTACTTCCGCTTTCATATCCTCTAGTGATACCAATGCCGCCAATTTTGGGATACCTGTCAGAAAGTTGATATACTGCTACCGCTCCCTGTGAAGCAGTTACATCATTATCTCCGCCTAAAAAGAGAGTAGGCTGCATTTCTTTTCTCGAGTTTGTATAATATCCTAAAAACATACGGGTAATGTCTGACTCAAACAAACGTATAAATTGTTTTGATATACTTACGTAATTTTTTGTATCAGACGTTCTTAAAGTAGCACCGTTTATTTCTCCACCTTTTATTAAATTCCCATTCATTGTTCCAGCAGTAATAAAATCAGCAACAATACGTCCATCCATTGTCATCGCAAGTCCATACGGGCCATTGATTCCAGTATTTGAATACCCTAAACCATTAATATTCCATTGCCAAACCTTCGAAGCAGTCATTTCATCTTTTGTATCCATAATCAAAATTCTGTCTGGATGTATGCGAACATGACCACCAAAACCGCTATTAATTAAATTGGTTGCATGCTCTTTTGCTGCATCTAAAATATCGTATGGCATGTTTGATAGATCATTTTGCATTTGATCTACTTTACTAGCTATATCAGTAAACGATGCTTTATAATTACCTAGAGTAATATTTTTATATTCTTTTTTAATCGGATCATATTTGTAGGATACAAGTTTAGCTTTTATATCAATGCCATCCTCAGGATGTTTAACAGTAACTGTATCCCCCATCCACACACGTTGTAATACTGCATAATCTTTATATTCCTCAGTTTGTGATAACTCTTGAAATTCCACCTTATATGTCGCCTTTGGTTGGTCTACATGCTGTATATCGAACATCTCTTTAGATGCCTGACGTAAAAGTTTATATGCTTCTTCCAATGGTACAGCATCATCATCCTTCGCATTCTCACCAACTGCCGCTTTAATATGAGAAAACTCAATAACAGCTATCTTAGGATGTGGATATTTATTAATAAGAGGGCTGTCCACATATTTCTCTGGTAAAAGTAACCCATCAAAACCCTTAGGCATAATACGAGTAACAGGGCTTTTCCAATCAACATTTCCTTCATATCCAAGTAAATCTTTTTTATGACGAATAATAACGCCACGATCCATTCCACGATTCTTTAACATTTTTACATCGAAATTATCTCGTTTTAATTCACCGCCCCAACGATTGATAAAAGCATTGTCTTGACTATTATCTAAAATCGCTTCTACTGGATTTTTCCTTACAATACGTGCGCTTGCAATGCTTGGTATATCTGAATAAAAAGTAAAAGGATGCTTGTATTGGCATCCTACTGATAGACGGTTCATTGCTCCATTTCCATTTGTAGTCTGTATAAATATATCTTCAATTAAGTTCTCGGTTAAATCATAAAAAATATGATAGCATTGTGCTGTTATTTTCCCCATGCTGACAGTTGGTGTAGCAATCCTAAATAATTGGTTACCGTCAGGTGTAGGTGCTTTAACCACACACATTCCCTCTATTTCTAATCCATGAGGAGCAAAAAGTGGATACGAGAATGTGAATGAATATAAGCCATTGAGTATCTCTTCAATTTCAGCTTCATAGATATTTGCATTTAGTACACCAAGTCCATTATGTGTAAAATCTGTCTCATTTGGTTTATAAAGTGTAATCATATATATCTCCACCTAGGTCTAATTGCTATAGATTCAACTGTCCCTGACCACCCAATCTTATTACTTCCAACTTGGAATTTTGGAAATTCCCCAATCATTTTGTGATTGAATGGCACCGTTCCTACATAAGCTTCTAAAATTTCGGAATCAATCACTACAGGACTAGTAATATCTTTAATCTGAAATGTGCTATCATTGATAGTTATATTTATAGTTCCTTTTGCAACAATCCACATCCTTGGCTCTGATTCTTCTGTACCAGGATTAAATATTAATCCTGGTACAGAAATTGTAAAACTTTCTTCCTCTGCATATTCAAAGGGATCCAGTGTGAAATTAACTTCAAATTCTCCATACTCTTCAATTTCATTTGCAATATCACCTATTTCTACATTCTTTATTTTTCGATAAACAACATCATCAGTGAAATACAGTATTTTCGCATTTAAAAGCCATGGTTTTGCACGACGAATTAATGGTTTTATATTTTCCTTTTCCAGCACGTTAAACTTCAATGTAAAAGGGACGTCTTCATACGCCCCTTTCTTCGTGAGTGCACCGTGTCTTCCTGGCACTTCTATATACTCTATTTTTCGTTTTGCAGTCGGAATAACGGGACGATCTACCATATAAATTCCATAACTACTTGCCAATTCATTATCGATTACCATGTCAAGCAAATGAATTCCTCCCAATCCCAACATTCAAATTACGTCCACGTTGTGCCATTATGCTATCAACTTGTTCTGTTATAAGTTTTATGTCATTATCATTTCTCACAGTATTGTAAATATTAACCTCAGTTGGACGATTTGACATAGTTGCAGCAATCCCTTCTCCAATTTCACCTAAGGTTTTCTTATTCAGTGGAAGAACTGCTTCTCGTCCTGCTTCACCAGCACCTTGCAAACGTCCATTATTCATGCCGAAAATAGTTGGTCTAGTAAAAATACCACCTTTAGCACGCCAATCCACATTGATTCCTGACGGATAAGTAATTTCTTTACCTAAAATAGACTTTGTACTAGTTTGTAAGCTGAAATGAGGTAATTTAGGCATTTGTGGTGTTGGGATTTTTAATTTTAAATCGCTGAAAAATCCCTTGATTTTATCAATCCAACCTTTCACTGTTTCTACGGCTGACTTTATCGGATCAACTATATAACTTTTAGCAGCATCGAATTTTTCTTTGGCTGCATTTTTCACTGAATCAAACTTATCCCTAGCAGTATTGTACAAATCTGAAACTCTATCTCTTACACTGTTATACGCTGAAACAATTGGATCAATAATATATTGCTTCACTAAATTCCAGGCTGAAAGTGTATAGGATTTAATAGTTTCCCATTTTTGAAGTATCCAATTACCTAAATCACCTAATTTTTCCTTACACCAGTTATAGGCAGCTGTTATTGGATCAATAATGTATTTACTTATAGCAGCCCAAGCAATTTGTGTAGCAGCTGAAATAAGTAGCCATCCTGCTTCAAGAGTGGTTTTTATTAACGAAATAATGGGATCTAAAACGGTAAGAATCGTATTCCAAGTATCTTGCCAGGCTTGCGTCAATGTTCCCCATAATTGCGATGCTGTTTCGACAAGAGAAGACCACCAAGAAGATGCTGTTTCGACAATTCCAGACCATAAATCACTAAAAAATTGAGAAACCGGATCAAAAAATTCATGTACCATTTCCATAAATGACGACCAGGCTCCGGAGAAATACGCAACTGTGGAAGACCATCCATCGCTACAGGCTTGAACTAAACCAGACCACAATTCACCAAACCAAGATGAAAATTGTGACCATTTTTCAGAAAGCCAATCGGTTATTGCACCCCAATTTTGTATCACCGCTATAACGCCAGCTATTACAGCTGCAACTCCTGCAATGACAAGCATTACTATTCCTATGGTTGTACCAAGTACTGTGCATGACACAACTACAGCAGCAATAATAGGTGCTAAAGTTCCAACTACAGCAATTAGCCCTAGTAAAATAAACGTAAAATTCTGCACTGGTTCTGGTAATTTTGAAAACCAATCCATTACTGATTTAATCCCTTCAACTAATGGTGGTAAAACAGTTTTAGCTAACTCAGCGAGTTGCTTTCCAAGCGGTTCAAATGCTGCTTGTGTTTCTCTTAACGCTTTTTGAAACTGTTGACCAAGGGATTCTTCTTGGAGTTTTTTCATTTCTTCCATAGCGCCTTTACTTTTACCTATACCACCATTTAGATCATTAAGACTTAATACAGCCTTTGCGCCCATATCTTCGAATTTTGTTCCCATAAGAGCAACGCCAATTTGATTCGCTTTCACTTTGTCGTCCATGTTTTTCAAATCACCAGTAACAGCTTTAAACACATCAGCTGCGGTTGCTTTTCCTGCGTTAAAACTTGCCCAAACATCTTGTGTTTCTTGGGATAACTCACCAAATCCTTCAGCAACGCCCTTAGAACCATCTTGCACACGAATCCCAAATTCTTTTATAAGGTCATTAATATAATCAAGATTATACGAACCATCACGAGTACCATTTGCTAGAATATTAAACATTTCATCAGCGGTAAAACCCGCTTGTTTAAACAACGGTGCGTATTCTGAAAGGTTATCAAACAATTCATCTGAATAGTTAAGACCTTCTTGAGCACCTGCAGCAAGTAAATCAAATGTTTCTTGTGTTGATAAACCGAATTGACTCATTAATTGCCCAGCGCCACGAGTCGCTTCATTCAAGTCCACATCGTAGACCTTAGCTAGTGTTAAAACATCCTCTGATGCCGTTTGCAGTTCTTCGTTTGGAACATCTCTCATATTTTGAAAGACTTTAATAAGTGCCTGGTCAACCTCTTCAAGATTTTCACCAAATCCCTTTTTCCATGTATCCACAGCTATCTTTTGAAGGTTTTCTGCACCTTTAGATGTTAATCCTAAAGAAGACTGGATTTTCCTTTGAGAACTATCAAAATCTATTGCTATACCTACAGCACCTTTACCAAGTTCAATCAATTTTTCTGACATTCCTTGCAATACTTCAGTAGCTTCCATAAGATTGTTTAGGTCTAGTTTCTTGCCAAGTTCAGCCATACCATCTGCAGCTTGATCTCCACTTTGTCCAACATCTTGAAGTGAATTTTCAAATTGCTTCAATGTAGTTTTAGCTTGATTTAACTTCGCTTCAAGCTGTTGAACTTCTACAGAATTTTCACCATATACACGTTTAGCTGCAGTTAATTGACGTTCTAAGTTGTCAACTACCCTATTGGTCAATTCCATTTGCTGACCTAATTGTCTTTGAGCTAATTCTAATTTATCTGCCGCACTAGCATTTGAGCCTAATTCCGCTTGTTGTAATTTAAAAGAACTTGTTAAATTCTTTTGTTCAGCTTCAAGTCTCTTTGTGTTCTCTTGTAACTTGCCCATATCTTCTCGTGCTTCCCTAGCCTCAATACCCTGCTGTGATAGACCTTCTGTAACTCTTTTCATTGCATTACCTAAAGAAGTTTCAGCACGTTCTGCATCAAGTAGCTTTCCGTACATTTTATTAAGCTGTTCAGCTGTAGTATTGGTATTCCTGGACATCGCTTCATATTCAGCACGCAACATTGCTGTTCTCTTTTTTGCTGCTTCCATTTGAATCTCAAGTTTTTTCTTTTCGGCCCGAAGTTTATCTGTCATAGTAGCATCTTGACCCATTGCCGCAATATGATTTTTATATTCTTTTGCTGCATTGTTCATAACCATATTGATTTGTTTTAGCGTGTTAGCATATTGGACTTGCCCATCCATCTTAAAATTAAGAACAACGTTTCTTTCTTTATTTCCTCCTGGCATTTTCTCACCTCACTTATCTAAATGGAGTCTGATCTAATGTGTAGATTTGTTTTGGCTTCACTTCATTCAGTGCATCAGGATTTGTGTATCGAAGATGCATGATGAATTGCTTCAGAAAATGATTAGGGGTGATTTTCCAAAAGTCGTCCATACTTAAACCAAGCAGCGTATTACCAACATAAAAGTAAAAATCCCAATCCAATTCGGACTGAGATTCTTCATTTTTAGTCAGTATGTTTTTTACTTTTTTTCTTGCTTCAACTTCTCCATATCAGAATGTTGGAAGTTTTGACCGTTAAAAATTTCAAATACAACTTGGAAAATACCAGGTACATCATAAAGTGGTATAGCGTTTTTAATTTCAGTTGGAGTACAATCTGTTCCACCACTTCGCACCATTGCATAAATTAAAGAACGCATCAACTTAGCTTCATGTTCTCCTAAACTGAATTCTCCTTTTGCCACCATTTCATTCATTTCTTTTTCGAACTCATGATATGGTTTCCCATAAGATTCTTCCACATAAGGGAATGATTCAAATGTAAAAATAACCGGGATTTCAACACCCTGTATTTTAATTTTACTAAGATTGATTTCAACATTAACTAAATCACTTAAACGTGCCATAATATCGCTCCTTATTGTCCTGTAGTTCCACCAAGCGTTGCTAATTGAGATTCATCACAAATAACTTGCTTCAAGAAATCTTCCGCCTTGATACCTGTTGCAGTAGCATCACCTGTATCTAATTCAGCCATTGTCACATCATTGTACAGTAGCGGATCAGCTGTAATTTTATATGCAATATCATCCACGGTCATTTCTTCATTTTGTGTTTTCCAAGATTCTTCAATAGGAGCAACCGTACACTTTGGATACCAACGTAAAACCTTAGTTCCATCGTTTAATGGAAAGACAACACCAGTTGCAAATTTAGGAAATTCTTTTGCTTTTGCAGTCTCAAAAGAAACACCTTTTTTACGTGTTTTAGCAAACATTTTATCTTTTACTTCACGGTTTAAACCAGCTAGGTTAAATGCTAACTCAAACGCTGTGTTTTTTTGGATATTAATAATTTTTTTATTTGACGCCCATTTAACAAAGTTTGAAGACGTAGTGGAAATTGTTAAATCAGAAATATTTGTTTGTCCATAAACAGTATCCTCATAAGTTGGTAATGTACTTGTTGTTTCATCACCTTTCATCATACAGATAAATAAGTCTTCAATACCGACAGTATATTGAATTTCTTTATTTTCAATTGTCATTTATATCATCCTCACATTCTATCAATTATTCTTTGGGCCAGTATGTCTGCTATCTTGTCGCCCTCTGCATCAAAGGTATTCTGTACAAAGTGTTTTCCTTTCACACGTCCTTTGCCATTTACTTTTTTATGGCCATTTTCGTATAGGTACCAATACCAAGCTTCATCTTCAAATTCCACAGATACAAGATCATTTTTCACAACAACCTTCAAACTTTCCTTCAAATGTGTTTGCTTGTTCTTATTAGACAGTTTAATTTTTGGTTTTAACTTGCTCACAAAGTAGTCAGCTGCTTCTTCTAAAAACTGCTTTTCTACTTGTTTATTAACCCTAAGTAATGTATTGATATCTTCCAAAGCATCAGCAAAACCATTATTATTAGATGCCATTATTGAATGCACCTCACATACGTTATAAACTGTGTGATAGTGTCATCATTTTCGTCATAAGGCATTCCTTCGAACTGAGTATAAGAAACACCAGCATCATTAAAAACAGCCTTTAACGGCTCATAATCTGCTTCAGTACCATTTGTAATAACTGCAACTTGATATAAAGGCATTGACTTTAAAACCTTATTAGAAGCCCTCTTATGCTGTTCATTCACAAATTCATACACAATATAAGGGTAATCTGTATTAGTAGGAGCACTATCACGGGAAACTGGAATACCAGATTTCTTCATAAGGCTTCGCAACTGCTCAAAATTAATTTGCATATGACAGTGACACCTCCATCAATCGGTCTTCTTCACGTACATAAATACGTTCAATATCGTAAATACGACCACCAACTTTTACACGGTAATCCTTTTGATTGTTTTCAATCTCTCGATCAATACGAACTTCAATTTTCTTTACAATTTCATTCGTATCTTTCGTTGTAAATTTATCAGTGGCCGTAACTCCAATATTGTTATAACGAATTTTTCGTTCTAAAGGATATCCCATAACAATACGGTCTGTTTCTGGATCAATGGTCTCCCCTAATTTGAGTAAATCACCCATCCATTTAAGTTTATTCGTCTTTCTCTTCGGCATCATAGACCTCCTGGACAAAGAACGGTGTTAAAGCATCTAAAGCCTGTTCTAATTCTTTTTCTGATACACGATATTCATAAAAAATACCTGCACACATAATGACCAGGTATTTTACTTCTCTTCCACATGCTTTTTTTACATAGCGTTGACCTTGCTCAATATAAAAAGAGAGCAAAGAATCATCCATGCCCTCTTCCCAATGAATATGAGATTTTAATTTCTCAATTAAATCATCCATATTAAGCTCCAGTAGAAGCTTCTAAAACATACTTGTAAACTGGCACTTCAAATGGGGAATAAATTAATTGAGCATCTAATAGATTCCAAATACGGAAACCTACACGGTTTGTACGTGAGAATAGCTCAACTAGCTTTTGCACTTCTAATGAGCCGATAACATCTTGAATATAGAATTTAGAGAAGTCACCAAAGTAGAACACTGGTGTATCTGGCGCGCCAGTAATATCAATCGCATCTTCTTCCTCAACAGGGAATCCTAATAATGTATAACCAATTCCACCTTCTGCTTGATTAAATGGACGGAGTAATGGGAAACCATCATCTGTTTTCATTGTTTCAATTTTTGTTAGTGCTGCTGTATTTAATACCCATCGTGCTTTTTTACGTACTTCTTTAACAGGTGTATTTTTCATTTTTACTAATGCATCATAAAGATTTTTTTCATCCGTTTTAAATTCAGCGGCTTTCTTTGCTAATGCACCATCATTGATATTATTAGCTTCATCGCCGTTAACCATATATTGAGTTTCTTTACGAACATAAGCCTTTTTCAGCTCATCCATAACAATTTGTTCAATCGGTAAACCTGTACGTGCCAATAATTTTTTCGTTACTGTAGCAAGCGCATCAAATTCCGTTGGTGATAATTCGATTTCATCGAATTCGATATCTGTTTCCGGAACTTCATTATTTGTTCGCTCTTTTTTATGCCCTTGTGCTTCTGCCTTTTTAACTAAAACAGGATACTTAATATTTTCCTTTGTTTTTACTCCTGTTCCTAATCGGCGTAAGAAGTTTTCTTCTTGAGCATACGTAATAATTTCTTTACTTAAGAAATCTGGAATCGTAACAGAACCATTACCAGTAACTAAGCCTAATGCACGAGCTTCCTTCTCATCAATATTACCCACAATATAATTAGCAAACGCTGAACGAGTTTCCGTTTCTTTGTTTTTAGTAGATTTATGACCTTTAGTAGAAAGGCCCGTTCCAATAGATGCCATAATTGCTGAACGTTGTTCTTCTGACAGTTCAGTTTTTGTATTGGGATTTTCCTCTTTTTGATCAGGATTTTCTTTTTTCTCATCTTTCTCTTTACCTGGATCTTCTTCTTTTTCGTCTGCTTCTAATTTTGCTAATTCATCAGCAAGAGTTTGCGCTTCTTTTGTTAATGCTTCTACTTCAGCTTTAACAGCTGCCAATTCTTCTGATCGTACTTCATTTTTTTCTACTTTCCCTTGCAATTCTTCCAAACGGGCTTTATTTCGAGCTTGAGATGCTTTTAAGATTTCTTTTAAATTCATGTTAATTTTCCTCCAAGACTTTTTTTATTTGTTTAATAATATTGCTTCTTTCTTCTGTATCATCTTCCACAACTGTTTTTACAGCTACTTCTGTACTTCTCATTTCAATCATGGTTGCATTTTCGCCCCTGGTTTCAATAGAAGTAGCAACATAAGCTGGTGTCATATCCAAAATAGAAACTTCTAAAAGCTCTAATTCTTCAATAGATCGTTTTTGAACACCAGATTCACCCTCTTCCCATGAATCTTTTTCAGAAACAAAGCCAAATGACCAACCACGTAATTCTTTATTCCTTGCTTTCTCAATCACTTTTTCATCTGTAACTGTAGCAATGGCTCTTAAACCAATATTGTCTTCATATAATTCCAGATTTCCATTTTCAATAGAGCCAAGCTTTCTATTTTTATCGTGGTTAAAAAGCAAGTCCACATTCTTTGCCTTCTTTAACGCTTTTTCAAACGTCTTAGGTACAATTCTCTCTTTGAAATATCCCCTTGGAGAAGGCAACATTCGACTTTCTCTATCCACAACATTTACATAACCATCAAGTATGACTTGATTCCCTCGGACCTCAATTTTCATTCTCTTCACCCCCTCCCAATGAAGCATCTGTTACTTCTTTCTTTCCGATTTCAGTTAAATCATTTGAAATATAAATCGCTTGTGATTCCTTTGTATTTTGTTTAGGGAATCCAAGCATATCCGCAACATTGTCAGGTGAAGTAATTGCTGTACGTACAAGGTTGTAACCAATATTTGTCTTGTTGCTATAAGTAACAAAATCAAGAATATTAATCTTGAATTTAATTCGTTTTCCCGAATTTTGACCATAAAAAAGAAGACTCAAATGGTCTTCAAAATTTTTCATTATTGGTCTCACTGCTTTGTTGTGTATATACATCATTGCTTTTTCAATATCTTCTTTGATTAGCTCTGTGTATGTATCCACATTTATACCTAAAAACTTACCTAAATCCTTTTTATATACATTTAGATATGCCAAGGTCTTTTCGTCGTCTAACGGGCTTTTAAGCGTGTCAATTGAGTACCCTTTTCCAAGAGGAATCATTTTTACAGACCTTGATTCATCGATTGATTCCAGTTGGTCTAAAATTGCATTGATTAACTTTGACTGCGCACCATTCTGTGGATTAATATGGGCATCCAAATTTAACAAGAATGCTAATAAACCACCCTTTTTATATTTGTCAGTTAAAGTTTTCTCAGCTGACATAACGCCCTCGAGTGTATCTCTTCCTAAATCAAGAATACCTTTTCCTCTTAAATGATCTGCACCAATATTTTTCACATGACGAATCATAAACGGAGGGATTTCTTCCCCACCGATGTTAAAATGTTCTACTAAATTATCATCTAACTCTGTAAAAACACTTGAAGCTAAATGTATTTGAGTGCCATTTAATATAGGGAACGTTTCTCCCTCGAGCAAATAGGTATTTGTCATTAACTTAATAAATTCAGATTGCGTTAGATAATCATTAGGATTCTTTAAAATACGAAGTGCAATGTCATCTTTAATTTCATTCCCAAATTCATCTTCCACAACAATATCAGCCAATAACATTTGATTGCTAATATCTTGTAACAATTCATAAACATCACTAGATTCCAAGATATTTGAATCCGTAACATATACGCCACCGTAACGAATACTTTTTCCTAAAACATCATCAAGATAGCCGCGCTTTTCTAGCTTTCGATACAAATAATTTGAAAACCTATCCCTTAAACCCAATTTCTCACCGCCTTTCAATTAACGAACGTTTCCGGATCCGTTAAAGTAACTTTGTTCGTATTTTAAATTTAAGCTTTGCTATGCATGTTAGACAATTATGCATGGACAATTTCCCAAAAAATATACAGCTAAATATAATATTGTGGAAAACAAGATTAAGATAAGGAGTGATTGTCTTTGTATCGTCAGTATTGTTATAAAGTCCCTTATACCTATGCCCAATGTATGGCGGATTGCACACCTGGAGATCCAGGTTTCGATTATGAATGTCGGCCTATATGTTGGCAGTATAAAACAAGACCTTGGTATCTACAATGTACAAGACCTACGGCATATACACCTTATGGCATGAGTCAAGCAGCACCTTACATTCCACAGCCGAATTATTATCCATATTCCTATTTTCCTATGCAACCTTCTTTTCACTGCCCTCCTGATTCTATAAAATGGTGGGTATGCGACGATGGGCCTACCAATTGTCATTGGGAATGCCTTCCAACTTAGTGATTGAGTATTTTCTGAGGGCCAATCAAACACGGCCCTTATCGCTATGAGTCTACAGTTTAATAATAAAAATCCAACTTTGAAATCTGACACCTTTTTATGGCGATATCAGGGCTATTGCGATTAGCTTGAGTTCACGATGATAACAAACTAAAGGACCCAAAATAGTCCTTTTGGTAATTCCTCATTGGTTTAGCTCTTGGACTCAAGTGTGGAAAGACGTTCCTCGAGTTTAGCTAATTTCGCATATAACTCAGCATTTTCAGCCTGGAGTTTTTCATTTAACCCTTGAATAGCAGCTAAAGCTACACCTTGTATATCTACGCTTGAAATATGTTTATTATCATCTCCATTTAGTCCAAAAGTGGCTTGGAAATCCTGAGCAGTTGGGCCAATGTGACATATCTCATTTGAATCTGCTATATAATTCCAAGATTGGATTGGCATATTCACTAGGTTATTAAGAATTTCAAGTGTATTAACATTTAAAAAATTTTCTTTTTCATTTTTGTCACTTGTAAGTGTTATTCCTCGAACTTGAACGTCACCATTATTTAGAACTCTAAAAACTTCAGCATTTCTATTATCTCTTCCAATAATAATATTTCCGGTTCCCCATTGGTTAACAATTAAGGCTGATACGTCTCTACCTCGAGTCGTAGCGATAAGAGCGGTATTCTTCTTACTCTCGGCAGATACGCCCACGCCGGCATCACTAATTCCATATATACCTGTTCCACTTTGACTTCCCCCGACCACACCTATACCACTTGTACTTAACCCAGTTGCACCCGTACTCGTTTCACTACGGCCCGACGTACCCCATCCATTTATACTTTGCCCATATACACCTGTACCACCATCGGTATTATTACCAAACACTGCAGGAATATTTTGAGTATTAGAGTCACCCACTAAGTTAGGCATTTGTATTCCTCCTTAAGTGTCATTTCAATTAACTAGATATCGGTAAAAGCTTTACGTTACAAATATATTTTGAATGTTGTATTTAAGAACTCAAAATCCAATGTGTGCCTTGTTTATTCTCAGATCACATAATAGTTTAATAACAAAATCAACACTGTTAACAGCGCCTATTTTCAAAATACTAGTGGTCAAAAGATTATTATTCATGTTTCACCTATAAATTTCACTAATTAAATCATCTATACCCTCTTCTGTTATGCTATCCATGACCATCATCGTTTCTTTATGAGCACATAAAAAAGCAACAAATCCATCAATCTTCTTTTTGGACTGTCGCTTACTTGGTGCTTTCATTCCATTGATATTTGTTACAACAACAACATTAAGAGCGCAATAAACAAACAAAGGATTATCGGTCATTATACGTTTTTCATAAATGAGTATTTCTGAATCATCCATCATCGCATTCATAACATTAGGGTACTGACCTACAGAAATGCATTCAAGACCAAGATTCTCAAGTTTTTCAATTAACTTTTGAGACATCGCTGGATCATAGTTTATTTGTTGTACATCATACAAATTTAAGCATTCCACAATATAATCCATAACCTGGTCTTGGTTTATCATCTTGCCATCACAAAAAGTAACAAAGCCACGTTCAACCATATCAGTATACGGAACGTTATCTTCTTTTTCACGATGTTCAATATCTTCATTAGGCACAAAATACATTTGTTTAACTTTTATAATAGACTTTCCATCTTCGGTATAACCAGCGTTTGGGAAATTCAGGCTCACACATGTTAAATCGGTTGTTTTTGATAAGTCTAAACCGATATAGCAAGTTTCACCTGTTAAATCGCCCAGGTCTTCCACAAGAACATGTTCAACTTGTCCTTGCTCAAAGAAGTTTTCAGCCCCATTTACGAATACATTCAAATGTTTAGAAAGGAATTCGGCTTTTTTATGTGCTGAACGTGATGCGGAAATGAATTCTGTTTCAAGTGCACTCATCGTTACAGACACACCAATATTCGGATTAACCATCGCCCAAACATTACGGTCTGTCCAGTCATAATTTTTATTCGGCTCATAAATCATGACAAAACTTGAATCATTATCATCACGTTTTAATACTTCTTTTGCTTCACGATATACTCGCATACCAACCGATGAAGAACCTTTACCAGCCGTACTGATATTAAACATAATCGGCTCAGCACGAGAAACTTGTGCTGATTTAAAGTTATCGTACTGATCCATATTTTCTTGAGCATGAAGCTCATCATTTAGAATGAAGTGTGGATTGGAACCTTCAATGGATTGAATGTTTTTACTCATTACAATGAATTGGTTCTGATAAGCTAAATCATCACGAATATAATCATATGTCACACTGGAAATTGTACCTTTGGGCCCTTTATAAATGTGTGAGCACTCCATTAATACATCATGGTTCATAATTGTTGCTGCAAATGGTTTCGCTGCATATTGCGCCTGGTTAAAGTCACTTGCACAACAATAACAATCGGCACTGAGTACCCCTTCACCGTACATCGCATAACCTAGGGCACCAACACCGATTAAAGTTTTACCGTTTTTCTTTGGAACTTGTACATATGTTTCACGAATTACACGAACAATCTTCCCTTTTTCATTCTTATGAAGCCAACCATAAACATTTGAATAGAGAAACTTCTCCCAATCTTCCAGGATAAAAGGTTGTCCAGCTAGATCACCTTTAGTATGACGGACAAACGTTTCAACCCAATCCATCATTTCATTTGCTCGATCCACATCGAACCAAATATCTTTACGCTTTTTCCATTTATAATAACGCTCTACCATTGCTTTGATAGTATCGGGATATTTTTTAGGATTCTTTCTTACTTTCTTCGCATAAATATCTGCATAATTAACGCCACGTTCAATCATTTTGCACCACGCCATTTTGCACGATGTTTATCTAATTCACTAACCTTTGCTGTAGGTTTTTCCACCTCTTCATTTTTTCCAACAGTAGAACCACCAGTGACATATTTACCTGGTTTAGCCTTATTAGTAAGTCCCAATAAGTCCAATGCCTTTGTTTTTTTATCAGCCCAAGTTTCTACTTGCTGCGCCAATGGATGTTTTGAATTATTTGTGGCTCCTGCTTTATTGGTGTGACGCTGAGTAGGCGGAAATCCTTTCTCTTTCCATTCAATAAACATCGTCATATAAACTTCGAAAATATCTAAATACGATTCAATTAATGGATCTAAAGTAAGGGTGTAAATATCTGCATCCCTCATAATCTTTAAAATACGATTTTTTTCAGCTTCGACTTTTTGATCAATGACCATTTGTCGCTCTTTTTTTGTAGCCAACATTTACACCCCCCTTTATTTTTTAAAAATCTTGTCTAACGATAGAAATGCCCCCTACGCTACCTATCCTTCCCAAAGTGGAAATTTTATTTTTTGACAGGGGGGATTTCAAAATAACTTGGAAAAACTTTTTTCGGTTTATCTTCATTTTCTTCTTTGATATGACATTTTGGACAAAGTAGCATTAAGTTGTTAATTTCTAATTTAAGTGTTTCATCTTGTTTAATTGGTATGATGTGATGAACATGAGCACTCCGACCAAAGACGAACCTTCCACATCGTTGACAGTACCCTTTCTCTCTTTCATATACTTGAGACCTGACATACCTCCATTGGTCTGTTCTGTAGAAAGGCTTATTCTCGTGATGGTAAATGTTCTTCTTATCTTTCTTCTTCCTTGGTTTGTTACGCTTATGCTCTTCACAATAACGACCTTTGCTTATCTTGTTACGGCAGCCATTGAAGTCACAGTACTTCATGTTAGTAAATCAATGATGTCTTCTTTCTTTTTAACATCAGCTGGAATCTCAACATTAATTGATGCAGCATACTCATGTAATTGTTTCACTGTCATACCATTTAAATTAACTACTGTCTTATCAGGCTCAATTGATGAATCCATGCCTAGTATCATACTGTCAGGATTAACAGTTACTTCGAACCCTGGTTCTTCACCAGTTGGTACAAACAAAATTCTTTTTTCTTTTGAATCCCAATACTCTGTACCTGATATTGTTTTTCTGACTTCAGTAATCATTTTGTTACACCCTCCCTGTCTTTCTACAAAATAAAAAGCAGCGGATTCGCTACTTTAATTTCTCAATTATTCTCTTTGTTATTTTTCTGGATAGCACCTAAGTCGCCTCTCACGAAATAAAAAAAGCACCCTTATTGGATACTTTTCATATTTGCTTTTGAATTCTTTTAATTATATTTTCGTATAGTCTATTTATTTCTTCGTTATTAACATTAATAGTTAATGGCTTATTATTAATGTACTTTAATAAAGCATCGTCAACTTCTTTCAAATACATTATAAATTCTTGTAAACTTTTATTGGTTTTCTTATTAAAAAGGATCGAATATTGTTTAACTTTAAGCTCAAATGCAAGAATTTCTTTTTGATAATCATCTTTTAATTCATACAGTTCTGTCTCTGGAATATTATAAAAAGCAACAATATAAACCATAGTTTTTATTCTTTTTTGGTTAACGGAATGTATTTCTTCAATTAATATGTTTCCTTTTGCAACCACTTCATTTCCCTTCCTATTTGTCTTTTGCAAAAAATAATTAGTTCCTCCAGTAAAAATAATTGCTGTTATTGCACTTGTAATAATAGTTCCTAAATTAAAATCAATATCCATAAAACTTAATGTCTCCTTCCAAAAATACCATTAATTGCATTTTATCATACAAATAAAATGAAGATATATCTACTTTTTGTTATAATAATATACAAACATGGAAGGAGCTGTATATTATGAGTTTAATAACAATTGTAGAAACCAAAGACATTGTTTCCATTATTTCTGACGGGCAAAAAACCGGACTTGACGGAAACATAGTTGGAACGGGTTTTCAAAAATTCTATGCTACTGATAATTTTTTCATTGCCGTTGGTGGTTCCGAAGCTGTTGCACGATTACTTTTTGAACATTTCAAGGAAGTTAACGCAGACAAAGATTACGTTAAAAATTTAATCGATGAACAAGCTAGCCAAATTAACCATAGCTATTGTATGGTGTTTGGTGATTATACAAACAAAAGATCTCTATATACGGTATATAATCATTTTAATAATGAATTTGAAGTTCAAAACTATATACCAGAATCAGAAAGCTATTTACCTATCATCATAAACTCTAGTCATTTAAAAGAAGCCCCTATTGGACTTGTAAAATATAAAATAAGTCAAATGGTATTAAAAAATAAAAGTAATGAAGAAATTATACAGGTGCAAAAAGATTTTCATCAGTATGCTGCAAATAATGATCCTACCGTAAATAGTGAAATAATTCCACATATTATTTATAAACAAAAAATTACAGAACAAAAGAGCAACTGATATTTGGTTACTCTTTTGTTAATTTCTTATGTTATTACTATAATTCATATTTTCAATAGTTTCGTTTCCCTAAAAGTAACTCACCTAAAAGTAACCTTATAGTTCATCCACAAATTTTATTATCTTTCTTAATTCAGCATGTTTACGTTTGATATAGTTTGGACTATAATTCAAATCCATAGCTACTTGTTCTAACGTCATACCATGAACATATTTCAGTTTTATTATTTGATTATCTAGTCCCTTAAATTTACTAATCAATTCTAACAAATCATGCATTGCATCCATCTTATGTGCTAACTCGTATTCAATTGCTTCAATACGTTCTTCTACCTTTGCACCTTCCGACTCAGCAGTTAAACGTACATCTCGCAAATCACCACTGATCCAGCGTTTTAATTCAGCTTTTGTTTTATCTAAGTTGTAATCTAAGTATGCGATTCTTTCTTCTAATTTCTGATAGTCTTTTAGCCAGTCAAACAAATGATGATTCACCTACTTTCTATCTAAAACTAACAAACTTCTTAAAACACGTTTTTTTCCTTTCTAAGACGTTTTATCGTACACAAGACCAATTACATTCAGAAAGAAAAACAACTAAGTTTTTTCTTAATCTGAAAAGCCATTTTTCGGAAAGAAGAATTAACTTTTTATTCCGCAATAGTTTCCTCATCAACAATTTTTAATTGACCAGGAGCAACCTCTGTCGTTCCATCTGAATTGACGTTATATTCTACACCTTCATGTGGCTCTTCATAGAAATCTTCAATAGACATTTGTGACGGTTCTAGAGTAATAACAACATTTTCACCAGCAAAAGGATAGAGTTTATTAATTTTGTCTTTCGTATCACGTTTCACATTGAAATTAAGAACTGTTTTCTTGTTGTCACGTTTTATAGAAACAAATTCAGCACCAATTGTTTCAGCTTCACTTTCTTCCACAGTTAGATGAACAATTGTGCCTGGCATTTTTAATAATTCATCAGCATGTGGTAATTCATCACTTACTACATGGAACATTAGAACCTCCTTTTTATCATCCTTTTGCATTTTCTTGAATAAAACGTTCAATTTTACGTTTGTCATGTCATTCGGCTCCTTTTGTATTAGATTGATATTGGAACTAAAGTTTTTCTGTTATTTCTGTACGTTTCTAGCCTTAGAAAGTCTTTCCGCGGCTTTTTGTCTTTGCTCTTTCGTCATAACTCGTAAATTCTTCATTGTTACTTGTTTTTCTTGAAGAACACCTTTAACAGCCGTTGGTCTTCCATCCTCTTCTTCTAAGGTCTGTAACTCACATAAATTAGCTAGTTTTCGAATATGTTTAGGAACAGTAGAGTAAACACTCCACTGACCTGAACTATTATCAAAAACCATTGTTGTTTCTTGTTCTTCACGAGAATATGCCATATTCATTCGACACCTTTCGACAAATTTTAGACGCTTGTATATCCCTTCAAGTTGAGACAAAGATAATTCATAAAGTTGCAATCCCTCTGGTGTCTTGTAATATCCCATTTCTATCAACTTGAATTTGTAAAAATCTTTTTGTTGTTCTACATTTAAATTTTGTTCAATCATACATACCACCTTAAAACATTCCTGTTTTTAAATAATGCTTTGCTTGATAATAGAAACGGTGATAAATATTGTGACCAATCATAGTTTGGCTCATAGGAACAATTTCAAACTTATACTTGGCCTTAAAGCTTTCCAATCTACCTTTTAAAGCTTTTGGCTCATATCTACTTCGATATTTATGTTGAGCGATATTTTCATCAAATTTTGGATCTTCTACAAACAATACAAAATTGCTATCTTGTGAGCGAATTAATTCATTAATAAATGCTTGTTGCTTATCTTTTTGGAGATTCCCACAAATTTCATCAACTGAATTCTTACGTTCAACATAACTATTAAAATAAATATCTCGCATGATATTCATTTCCGGATTCGCCGGAATCATGAAAGAGTAATCACCAACATCTAACTTTTTAATTTTCATTGGTATATCCTTTTGTCTGAAATAATCAGTAATGTGCATCGAGCTTTTTTCACGACTATCCATAATTACCGTGAGGGTTTTAAGGATTTTATTTATTTCTGTATCTGTGTAATGAAAATGGATCATTCTTATGCTCCTTTCCTCGAATGTGTAACCGCACGTTCATATAGCTTTCTCGCCATTGCATTTGATTCATCATTTTCAAACAGACGATAATCTTCATAAATGTCTTTCCATCCGTTCTTAGCAAGTACAATCGTCCAGTCATAGAATAGTTGTAATGAGTCAGCATCAGCAAGCAACCATTCATTTAATTTTTGGTTATGTTTCCAACCGGAAAACTGATAAAAAATTTTTAAAATCGTAACCTTTTCGTTGTTCGCATCCTTCCAGGACTTAAACCAGTCATCAATTCCTTTGAAGTTTTGTTCAGCATCTTGCATTACTTCCGCCAGAATTAAATTCTGTCTTGTTATTCCGATTCGATTATCACTTGGATCAAGATAGATATTTGCACCTGATTTCCAAATTGAACTTATGATTTCTAAAACTTGCAAATCTATCACCTCTGTTATCAAAAGTTACTTATAAGTGTTACTAAATAACATCGAAAATTAGCATGTGTTACTTTTTAGTAACACGCTTCAACCTTAGAGCCACAAGGTATTGAGTCACCCGTGTTACTAATGTTACCTATTTTGATCATTAAGGCTCCTAATAGAATATATATATATATTTATTTTTTGTTTATATATATTTTTAGTAACAAAAGTAACAAAAAGAGTATAAAAAGTGTCTTTAACCCTTGATACATAAGGGTTTTAAGTCATTTTAAATGTGTTACTTTTAGTAACACTTTCGCTATTTTTATCGAAATTCAGTAACTTTTGCTGTGTAAAAGTATTTTTTCGCTCTATTAAAGTAGCACCTTTGATAAAATACTTATTTCTATTACCACGTTCTCTCTTTAATCCTTGTGATTCTAAGATTCTATAAAACGCTCGATTTTTTAATTGATGTTCACCATTTCTAAAACACCAATTGGCATAAACTTCATATAATTCTTTTGCTTCAATTTGAACATCTTCTCTTTTAAAGCAACATTCAAACATAAACGGGCCAAGTATATCCATTTCCTCTTTGTAATCACCTGTTGCTTTCATAACAATTGCCGGATCATTAAGTCCCGACTGCTGCCACTTCAAGCAACCCTCAATCGCCCAATTTAGAATACCTGGCATTTCCAGGCTTAATTTCTCTGGTAACTTCTTATCACGTTTTTCTTTTGGAAGTTGCAAATTGAATGGCACTAAACGGATACGTCTCCAAATCCCTTCATCTACACCCTTGATTACTGGCTTATGGTTTGTAGTAAAGAAGACTTTGAACTCTGGTATAAATTCAAAATACTCTTGTCTAAGGAAACGTGCCAATACTGGCTCACCACCTGTTATTTGCTTTACAAAAGCTTCTGATAATTGTTCACCCTCTTCACTTTCTATTGCAGATACAAAGCGAGCTCCTACTAACCTAGCAATATCATTATTGGCCCCAGTTTCTTTCTTTTTAATGAAAGTATCCGATTTAGCTTGTCTTCCATAGTCCCCCATAATGTCTTTAATAATATTGATAAAGGTTGATTTTCCATTTGACCCTCCACCGATTAGGAATACCATTATTTGTTCTGTAATTTCTCCTGTTAGAGAATAACCAATTAATCGTTGCATGTACTCAACCAGTTCTTGATCACCTTGGAAAATCTGATCTAAGAAGTTAATCCATTCTGGGCATTTTACGTTTTCATCAAACTCAATGTTAGTGATTTTAGTTAAATGTAAATTCCGATCATGTTGCTGCAACTTACCAGTTTTTAAATCTACAATGCCGTTTTCAACATTGAACAAATATTTATGTCTATCAAAGTCTTCACGCTCTCCTGGTACTAACGGCATTAAATCTTTAATACTATTCATTCGAATATTTCTGCGCTCACACATCCGTGCCCATTTCATTTCAGATTCATCTTCTGATTTATAAAGACTGCGAAGTACTTTTGCTGTAATTCGTTCAATTTCTTTTTTTGTGTCCAGCTTCCACCGCTTTCCGTCCCATATGAACCAACCAATATCGCTAACATATTTGATTACATGGCCATATTCATATGCGATACGTTCAGCATTACCAAGTTCTGTTAAACGGAATTTCTTTTTCTGTTTTCCCTCCACAACCTCAACTGCATCACCAGTATGGAAATCAAAAGAAAATTCTTCGAATTGTTGTTTGTTATCTAAAATAGTTGTGGAAGTTGAAGAAATAGCGGTTGCTATCGTTCTTTCACCATATGTTTCATTCGTATCTCTGAAATGAATAACGTCCCATTTATCACGCATAAGGCTTGTTTCACGGAACATTGAATCCATTCTAGTTGCTGATTTACCTGTCCAAAATGCTAGATGGTTGCATAAGGCAAGATCACTTGCCGAATGATCATCATTGATTAAGCTGCCATTGTATAATGAACGAATTTCATCACCGTTCTTACTGCGAAACATTCTTTCCCATAAAGCATCATTTGAAATTTTAATTTCGTCCTTCTCAAATTCTGCTAAATTTACACGACCTTGAATGTCGCTATCATCAAAATACTTTTCGAACACTTCAGCTAGTTCATCCGTACGTTCATATACATCATTAGAATTTTCACGATTTCCAGTGAAAGTGAAAAATCGGCCGTATGAGTAAATTTCCAAACCATGTTTAGTATTTTTCCGTCCAGTACCTAAAACAGATTGTGGAAGATTCCCTTTGATAATGATGTGAATCCCTTTCCTCGATGGAGAAAACTCTGTGTAACTGTCTAAGGTATCAATAATTTCCGTAGCAAAAGCATTTGTTTTTTCATCTACAACACACTTATCAATATCAATTCCGATATAGTTATCCTGCCTACTAAACACAAACCCTATGCCATCATAGTCACCTTCTAAATAGAATTTAACTGCTGTTGCAAATGTAGACCAGGTACGTCTATTGTTTGCCTGTGCCATTTCGCCATCTACTTGATACGGTACTTTTGTCGGCTTATTATTTCTTGTTTCAAACCTCCACAAAATCCATTGAGGAAGGGCTTTTAACTCAGCAGGAATTTCATTAAAATTATATGGATTTTCTTTCATTTCGCCCTCCAATTAGCTTTTTAGGGTATAAAAAAGAGAAGTCGGCAAAACCAACCTCTCTATTTAGTTATTTAGAATGGTAAATCTTCATCACCAACATTAATTGGTGTTCCACTTGGTTGAGGTAGATTTACATTTGATGGTGCCACAAACTTAACTTTAGCAAATGTTTTATCATTCTTCGTTTCGTGTTTTACATAAGCTAAAACCGTTTTACCTACAATCTCACGTACAACAACAGTTAAGTCTAATTCCTGTTTACCTGTGTAGCCACAAGCTTTCAAGAATGAGTTACGTTTCTTTTCAGTGTCTTCTTTATAATCTTGAATATTACTAGTTAGATATAACGTGTTATATAGGATTTTTGCTCCTTGATGATTTTGTTCAATATCTGAACGGATTTCTACATCAAATCCGATAGAATATTGACCTTGCCATTCTTTTGCTTCGGCAGTTATAATCGTAACTTCATATTTACCTTCCTCTACAAGACCGAATCCTTGTGATACATTTTCTTCATCAAATTTAAATTTAAAACTCATTATTTATTTCCCCCTTGTTTTTCTGGTACATAACCAATTTTAAAAATATCTTCATGAGCACAAGCCTTACGATTATCCAGTTGATTCTTTGCAAAAATGTAAGGTGAAGGCTCTAGAATAAACCCATAATTTTTTGTTTCTTCATTGATAACTGATTTCGCAACCACTTGGCATAGACCCATAAAGTTGTTTAAAATCTTGATTCGAATATCTGGATAAGCACGATTGACAGATTGACCACTAGGTAATTCCCACTTGTCAGTGATTTCCCATGCTGTAAACACAACACGCTTTCCTAACGTTTGGATAAATCGAATACTATCTATTATGAAAAAATCAATTTGCTGATAATTTGCTTGTGAAGGAACACGATTGTTATTCCCTTCTCGTCCTAAATTTGCAAGCATGGATCTAGTTAACTCTGAAATGTTATCGAAAAAAATCGTATCGTATTTTGATAAGTCAGATGTGGATAAATCTTTCATGAGTGTATTCCAATTCGTCCAAGCTTCATAAGTATCAAATTGAACAATATCAATATTCGAGTTACCTGATAATGGAGCTTGTGTTTTATCGATTGGAATATAAAGTGTCTTACCTTCTAAATAGTTCGCTGTAGATGTTTTACGCATACCAGGATTACCATAAATTAAATATGTTGAGTTATCCGTTGTAATACTAGAAGCATTTGTGATTTCCATTTCATTCACTCCTTCTCCATGTTTTTTAGAACAAAAATGGAAGCTTCAAGGTCTTGAATTTTGCTTTCAGTGTCCTGAATATTTTTTTCAACGATCGGCTTTTTTCTTCCATTCTTTCTAGATCTCGTTGATAATCACCTAATCTTCGTTGTTCCACAGATAATGACTTTTCCAACTCTTCAATTGCAGCGTTCAAAATGGAATCACCTCTTTCCGCTGAATGGCTTCATATATTTCCATAAGATCCTGTAATCCATGTTCATAAGCGATAACCATTAATGAAGCATGTGGATCATCACTATGTTTATATCGTTCTATTAAATTCATTGTGATTTGAATTTTAGATTCAATTTTCCCTTGCAAAATCCAATCTTGTAAGTTCATATCACTCACCTGCTATTCGCTTTGTAGAATGGGACTCTACATATTGTTTGATGCATTCTGTTTCATCGTGTATGTAATAACCATCAATATCACGATACTCTTCACCGAAATAGATTTCTTTACCACAACTTTGACAATGATCCATAACGTTATTTATCGCTGAATCATGAGAATTTCCTATAATCATTGGATTTTCAATTATGATAAATCCCTCCCACATGGTTGTCCTTCAAGAATCCAACCTATGCAATCATCATGACAATTGGGACAAGATCTGTGTGGGTTATGTTTATTTAACGCTTTATTAGCAATTTCTTTTAATCGTTTTCCTGATGTATCATCATGTTGTGCTGTTATTTCCATCAATGACTTTTCATAATCAACCTTTTGATTAGTAAGTTCTTCTATTTTGTGAAACATAGCTAAAATTAAGCCATCTCCAGCAAGTGAACGCCATTTTTCACCGTGTCGAAGTGCATGGAGACTACCACCTTCGTTTAATTCATTCACAACGGTGTACTTTCCGTCATACAAATTAATTCTTTTCATTGCTGTTCCCCCACCACTTCATAATCCACAGTTTTTCTAACGAATACACCGCCATATTGGAAAGATAATTCCTTCGCTGTATCGTAATCAAATTCCGTAGCATCATTTATATTTTTAGAGAAGTTTGTAATAAACAGACCATTAGCTACAAACAATTTCCCTACCATCACCAAATATGAAGTTTTCACTTCTAATTGTTCATTCATTCCGTTTCCTCCTTTACACGAATAAATTTCATGCTATAATGACTTTGAATTTTATTTTTCTAAATCACCTGTTGGCGCAGGTGTTTTTTTATTGCGCTTGAAAGCAATTGACATTGTGATAATGAATTAAGTACGATTTTAAATTTTCTTCGAGTACGATATGTTCACCGAACACAAAGTATGTTTCACCACTTAAAATTTCATCACCATAAAAATCTTCAATTAAATGATCAGCTACCTTTTTCACTTAACACACCTCCCTTCGAGTTGAAACCTTACGGTTCATTTCATATAACTTTTGCTTCCTTCTCATTTCAGTTACAAATAATTGTGTTGGATTATTTCGAACCTCAGCGCACTCTTCTCTTACTTGAGCAGCTGTCATTAATTTGCTAGCTGATAATACTCCATTCATGTTTTTCACCTCCTAAGATCAGTTACTTTGGCATTTTTCTTCTGATCTTTCTTTAATTCTTTGCGCTGCTATTCTTGGAACGGATGTCCTCATTAAAAATGCTTTTAACAGTTTTATTGCTTCTGGGCTTGGACTATTTTTTTTGATTTTTTGTTCATTAGCTACCGCTAATTGATTTGCCATTTTGCATCATCCTCACACATCTCTATACCCAATGTATCTGCAATTCGTTTCTTTTGTTTTTTTCCTTTTCTGGATCCTTTTAAAATATCCGATAAATACGAGACTGAAATATCTAACTCAGAAGCTAATGAGGTAAGTGTTAAATCCCTTTCTAATAATGCTGTTCTTACTTTTATTCCAAAATTAGAGTACTGCACTTTGATTCCCCCTTTCTTTTGCGAAAATTTGCGCTAAATTATTGACTGCGCATTAGCAAATATGCTAAATTAAAAGTATGAAAAAAGACACAGAAATCCCAATATAATCGCCCCCCAGCGATCATTATAGCTTTAATGATACGGTATTTTTATGTCCTTTTTTCCGCTAACAAATTAGCTTACAGGTATATATTAATAGCATATTTGCTAAAAGTCAACAAAATAATAGCTAATATGCTAATATTCGACCTGCGCTAAATCAGAAAGGTGATTAGGATGGCTTTAGTTAATACAATTAAAAGTCTATGCGCACAACGGAAAATTACAATTTCAGCATTAGAACGTGATTTAGAATTCGGAAATGGTACCATTCGTAGATGGGATAAAACATCACCATCTGCTGATAAATTACAAAAAGTTGCTGACTATTTCCATGTAACAATAGATTCCTTACTAGGAAGAGAAAACCCACCTCAATTAAATAGTAAGGATGAAAAAGATATTGAAAAAAGAATGGAAGAAATAAAACGTGATTTAAAAGATTCACAAGGACTTATGTTTTCTGGTGAACCAATGAGTGAAGAAGCTGTAGATTCTTTGCTAGATGCGATGGAATATATTGTTCGTCAAACAAAAGTTATTAATAAAAAATACATTCCTAAAAAACATCGTAAAGATAATTAATGTAAGTTCAGGAGTGATCATTTTGAAATTCGTAATAAACAACGCAGTCAATCAACTTTGTAAAAAATACAACACTAGAGATCCTTTTGAACTTGCTAATTGTTTAAATATAAATGTTTTTTATCATGACCTACATGAAGAAATTAATGGATTCTACAAATATGAAAAAAGAAATAAATTTATCGCTATTAATAGCAATTTATCCTCAACTATGCAAAGGACGGTTTGTGCACATGAATTAGGTCATGCTATTTTACACCCTCAAGCCAATACCCCTTTCTTACGAAAAAACACATTTTTATCGGTGGATAAATTGGAAATTGAAGCGAATATATTTGCTGCGCTTTTGTTAATAGACAAAGATACAATTATTCAAGGTGATACAAAAGCATGTATAGCATATAAAAGTAACATTCCTCTGGAACTGTTGGAGTTTTATACTTTCGATCAAAGAAAAAAACATATTAACTACTGATTTGTTTTTTAAAAAAGGCGATAAAACTAAATCAGTATTTGAAAGGTGGAATCAAAAACAATGAGATGTGCAATATATACTCGAGTTTCAACAGAAGAACAAGCTGTAGAGGGATATTCAATTTCTGCTCAAAAGAAAAAGCTAAAGGCATATTGTGATGCTCAAGATTGGGACGTTGTTGGTTACTATGTAGATGAAGGTATATCTGCTAAAAATACTAATCGTCCAGAATTAAAGCGTATGATAGAGCATATTAAAAAGGGATTAATTGATTGCGTTTTAGTGTATCGGTTAGATCGCCTTACACGATCTGTTTTAGACTTATATACCCTATTAGATATCTTCGAAAAATATGATTGTAAATTCAAAAGCGCTACAGAAGTTTATGATACAACGACAGCGATTGGAAGATTATTCATTACTATTATCGCTGCATTAGCGCAATGGGAACGTGAGAATATTGGAGAACGTGTTCGAGTAGGTCAACAAGAAAAAGTACGGCAAGGCAAATATACCTCTGGAAGAAAACCTTATGGTTACAATGCTGACCACAAAAAAGGGACTCTACAAATTATTGAAGAAGAAGCTAAAGTTGTACGTTCTATTTTTAACGATTACTTAAAAGGTCATAGCGCAATGCGCATTAGTAAGAAACTAAATACCCTCGGAACTCCAGGTCGTGATTATTGGAACGAAAAGGCTGTGATGTATATCATAGAAAATCCATTATATGTTGGAACTTTACGATGGAGAAAAGAAACAGAACATTATTTTGAAGTGCCTAATTCTGTTCCAGCAATTATAGAAAAAGAAATATTTGATAGTGTTCAAAGATTACGAGAATCAAGACGGGAATCACATTCTCGCGGCCAATATGGTAGTTATATTTTCTCTGGTATTATAAAATGCCCACGTTGTGGTGGACCACTAATTGGTAACTACGTAGTATCCAAAAAGCGAGATGGAGCTGTCACTAAATACAAACAATATTTCTGTAGAGGACGGAGATTAAGCGTTTGTGATATGGGAAGTATGTCTGAACGAAAACTAGAAAAAGTAATAATTCCACACATACTTTCCTTCTACATAGATACAACAGATGAAGACGTTGCAGTAGGACAAAATAACATTGAAGATGAAATAACACAAATTAAGAATGAATTAAAAATCATAGAAAAACGACGTAAAAAATGGCAATACGCTTGGGCAAATGACCACTTAAAAGATGATGAATTTACAGAACTCATGCAAGAAGAAAATGATAGAGAAAAAAGTTTAACAGAAGAATTGTATAGGCTAAAACCAACTGAAAATAAAAAACTCAAAAATGAAGAATTAAAAGCAATTCTAAAAGATATCAAACTTAATTGGATGAATTTAGATGATGAAGAAAAGAAAATGTTCATGCAGATTATACTAAAAAAGATAGTTGTTGAAAGAAGTGATAAATGGCATGGTTATGAGTTGAAAATTGTAGAAATGGAGTTTAATTGATGATATAGTTGATTAAACTCTATTTATGTACTATAAGAGGTTTGGTCCTAAAAAACTAGATCCGTGCTTGCGGCAACTTCGTTCGACAATATCAAGCGGCTTTTGAAACATGAAAAAAGAGTCTTCTACTTCAACCACTCGCGTTACAATACGTTTTTCTCCTAAAATAACTGGAAGTAAGGCCATAGTGTTCTTGTTTACGACATAGTTTTCGACGTAGCGTTCTACTTGTTCACCCATCTTACATTCGCTCCTTCATTATTTTTTCTTACAATCCATAACAGCAGCTGCATGGATAATTGTACCACCCAAAACCCAAAATAGTTAATATTTTCAAATATTTTACATTTTCTTATAAAACTTTAAAATTTCATAATATTCCTTCATATAAATATCTATATAAAATCTCCATATTTCTCTACAGGAAAAAGATATATTGTTATATAAAAACAGAAATTTTCTTTTTTGAAATATTTGTAACATAACAAAATCTTGTTTCACATATATGATTCAATAAACTTGTACAAATTACCTATTCCGTATATATTTCCACACCCATTTACGTATCTCTCTTACAGGAAAAATAAAACTTTAATTAATAAACAGCTTTCCGCACTTACTAACAGAAATCCTTATCAATCAGTCCTTTACGAATAATTTACTTCTCATCTAAATCCTTTACTTTCTGTACAATTTTGAAGTAGAAGTATTACTGTCTACTAATAGAAAATAGATTCACTTGTTTTTTCATTTAATATTTACATGAAAGGTACATGTTCAATATTAAAGATCGTAATATAAAAAGTTATTCTAATATTAAATACATCCATTTGTATTGTTTATTATTTTTCGGTAGATGTTTTACAATCGTTGGCTTAATTGTAAAGGAAGTTTTTTTGCTACGCTCAAACTCGAATGGAAAGATGATTACAAAATTCTCAACAAAAAAAGGATGGCATATGCCATCCTTTTTTATCACGTACTATAAAATTATAGTTTTACAACGTTTTTAGCTTGAGGTCCGCGGTTGCCATCTTCGATTTCGAAGCTAACTTTTTCGCCTTCTTCTAAAGATTTGAAACCTTCAGTTGTGATTGCAGAGAAGTGAACGAATACATCGTTTCCGCCTGGAACTTCGATGAAACCGAAACCTTTTTCGTTGTTAAACCATTTTACTTGTCCTGTTACTGTCAT